ATGTGAGGTTAAAGCAGTTGCAACATCAAAGGATGCACTTCGTGGATATACTCCAACTATTCTTATTTTTGATGAAGCAGCATATATCGATGCGGATGAAGATTTCTGGTCTGCTTGTATGGCGTCCCTTTCAACGGGAGGTAAAGTAATTGTAATTTCAACACCAAACGGATTTGACCCAATCTATTATTCAATCTATAGTCAAGCCGTTAAAGGTATGAATGACTTTAGAATTACAGAAATGTATTGGTTTCGTGACCCTCGTTATTCTAAAGACTTAAAACTTGTTAAAGTTGAGGATATAATTCATTACATGTTAAATAGGGGTGATTATAAAGATGACGAACTAATCATAGACTATGCAGATATTAAAGTTACTGATAGAGATTTTGAAGAAATAAAACAAAAAATAGAAAAGGGTTACAAACCTTATTCTTCATGGTTTGAGGCCATGTCAAAAAAATTAAAGTTTGATAAACGTAAAATTTCACAAGAGTTAGAGTGTAACTTTTTAGGTTCGGGAGACAATGTGGTTCCACCTGAAACTATGAAAAAAATCAAAGAAAATTTTATCAAAGAACCAGAAAATAAATTTATGGGTGGTGCACTATGGCAGTGGAAAGAACCAATTGCCGGTCATAAGTACATTATGGGTATTGACGTTTCTCGTGGAGATAGTGAGGATTTTACCACTTTTACAATAATTGATTTTGATGATAGAGAACAAGTTTTAGAATATATTGGAAAAGTTCCGCCTGATATTGTAGCAGAGATTGCATTCAAATGGGCCACTATGTATAATGCTTTCATAGTTACCGATATTACCGGAGGTATGGGTGTTGCCACTTCTCGTAAATTACAAGAACTTGGTTATAAAAATTTATATGTTGATGGTATAAATCCGGCAGATAAATGGAAATGGGACCCAAAACAAAATGATAAAATACCGGGTATAAACTTTAACTCAAAAAGAGTTTTAATAATTCAGGCTTTCGAAGAGGCTTTAAGATTTGGTTTTATAATTAGGTCACAAAGATTATTTAATGAACTTAATACATTTGTTTATGTGAATGGAAGACCTGACCACCAAAAAGGTCAACACGACGATTTAATTATGGCGATGGCAATGGCCATTTATGTTGGTGAATCTTCTTTTTCTAAATTAGAAAAAGCAACAGAGCAAGCAAAGGCAATGATTGAGTCTTGGACTACAGAGAAACGTGAATTCAAAGACTCTTCACAAAATTTTAATCCAGGAATACCTGTTGATATGTATCATCGACACGCTATGGGTAGATATCAAGCGACAAAGAATGATTATGAAAACTATTTATGGTTATTCGGTAAGGGTAAGGTTTAATTTATTACCGATGAACCTATTATTTATATAAAAAAAGACATGGCAGAACAAAAATATACTGTTTGGCAAAGATTGGGAAAAGTATTTGGACCAAACGCGACTTTGGACCAGCAATCCCCTGTATTCAAATTCGACAAAAAAGAATTACTCAAAACAACGGATAAGTCTGAATTCGAAAAAGAAAAACTACAGGCTCAACAAACAATGTACATTGGTAAACAATGGCAAAAAGTTGAAAGTAATTTATATACTCAGGCGGTTTATTATGAACCAACTCGTATGGCTTCTTATTACGATTATGAGTCTATGGAGTATACTCCTGAGATATCCGCAGCATTAGATATCTATGCAGAGGAGTCCACTACACCAGATAAAGACGGACATATGTTACAAATTTATTCTGAGTCAAAAAGAATAAAATCTGTATTAGATGATTTATTTAACAATAGGTTGGATATCAATACTAACTTACCTATGTGGACAAGAAATACTTGTAAGTTTGGTGATAACTTTGTTTATTTGAAATTAGACCCCGAAAAAGGTATTGTTGGGTGTCAACAATTACCAAACATTCAAATCGAAAGATTAGAAAAAGGTATGAGATTTCAACCTGATAAGTATTCTCAGGAAATGGAGAACGATGCATTAAAATTTACATGGAAAGAAAAAAATATGGAATTCAATGTGTGGGAAATGGCACACTTTAGAATTTTGGGTGATGATAGAAAACTCCCATATGGTACTTCTATGTTAGAAAAAGCAAGACGTATTTGGAAACAACTTTTATTATCTGAAGATGCGATGTTAATTTACCGTGTATCAAGAGCACCTGAAAGAAGGGTGTTCAAAGTATTTGTTGGTAACATGGACGACAAAGATGTTGATGCTTACGTACAGAGAGTTGCAAGTAAATTCAAAAGAGACCAAATTTCTGACCCTCAAACTGGTAATGTTGATATGAGATACAATCAATTAGCTGTAGACCAAGATTTCTTTATTCCCGTTCGTGACCCAGCTGCAACTAACCCAATAGAAACTTTACCGGGTGGAACAAACTTGGCGGAAATTGCAGATATTGAATATATACAAAAGAAACTTGTAACCGCATTAAGAATACCTAAAGCTTATTTAGGTTTTGAAGAAGCGGTGGGTGATGGTAAAAACTTATCATTATTAGATATCAGATTTGCTAGAACAATTAACAGAATTCAAAAATCTATGATTGCCGAACTTAATAAAATCGCAATCATTCATTTATTCTTATTAGGATTTGAAGATGAATTAACCAACTTTACATTAGGTTTAACTAATCCTTCTAAACAATCCGATTTATTAGGCATTGAAGTTTGGAAAGAAAAAATTCTACTTTATAAAGATGCAGTTGCAGAAATTGCAAATAGTGTAGCACCTGTATCCGCATCTTGGGCTAAGAAACACATTTTAGGATTCTCTGACGAAGAAATAAGATTAGACATCCAACAACAAAGAGTAGAAAGAGCTGTTGCGGCTGAATTAGCGAAAACTGCTGAAGTAATAACTAATACAGGTTTATTCGATACTATTGATAAACTCTATGGTAAAAAGGATGGTGCTAAACCGGCTGAAGGTGGAGAATCCCCTGAAGGAGGGGCTCCTGATATGGGAGGAATGCCAGATATGGGTGGTGAACCACCAGCATCTGAACCACCAGCGGGAGCTCCTGAATTAGCTCCTGAAAGATTAGTGAGAGATGATTTGAATTTACTATTGGAAGAAAATTTATTTGGTTCTAATAATTTTATGGATTTAGGTAAGGGGAGGAATTCTATTACTGAAATAGATGATAGATTAAAAGAATTACTAAATAGGTAATATTTATATAGAAAAGACCATGAATAACTTCGGAATTATTAAAACTAAATTAGAAAAGGCGAGCACAGAGTTGTTCGGTAAAAAGAATTTTTCAAATTTTATGAGAGATTTTAAAACTAATATTTTGGAAAATAAAGATATTAGTGAAATCTTCTATATCTACGATGACTTATCATCTAAAAAAGGTTTAAGTAGAGATATCGCCGAAGATTATATAAATGAGTCCATAGAATATTGTCAAATACTAATTGAGTCAAACAAAAAAAGATTATCCTTTATTGATAAATGGTCATCTAAACTTGTAAATGAAACCGAAAACAAATATTCAAACATAGATACTATTGTTTACTCTAAATCAATAAAAAATTTAGAAAGTGTTTTAGAATCTAAAAAACAAATTTTGAATACACTTCTCTCTGAAGAAAAGGTAGAACAAAAAACAAAATCAATTAACTTACCAATTTCTACAATGGTAAAAGTTGCTGAGGAAAATATTAAAAATGAAATCAATAACCTTACTGAATCTGAAAAGAATGAAATTATATCGATAGTTTCTTTATCCAAAGAAGAACTTGAAAAAGAATTCAAAGAATTACAAGAAGGAGTTATTAATAACTTAAAATCTTCTTTGAACGAATCAAAAGAAAGTGATATGAAAAGTATGATTGAAAAAACAATCGAAAAAATATCAGATTCAAAAACATCACATTACGACTTATACAAACTTAGAAAATTAAAATCAGGTCTATGAGTTCCAAAAAATACTTTTTTGGGTGGGGTAATATAAAAAAAGGTATTACCGAAATAATAAGAATTTACTCAGACAGACCGTCATTTTTTTCAAAAAAAAGAATCGAGTCTGGTATTGCATTTATTATTGCTCAATGGGGTATGGTTTTTTATCTTCTAAAAAAATATCCTGATTTAAGTATGACTGATATAATAATGTGGGCAACAATAGAATTTGGAGTTTCAGGTTATATCCTTCACCAAATACAAAAAGAAAAAAAAGTAGAAAACTCTACCGAGGAAAATCAGGATAACTGATTTCTTTTTTTCTGTAAATAAATTGCTTTGTTTACTTCACTTCTTTTCTTAACCGACTTCTTTGTAAATTCTTGTCTATCCCTTAATTGTTCCGTCTGTTTTGTCTTGTACACTTTGAATTTATATTGTTTCAAAGCCTGTTCTAAAGAAGATGCATTTTTTACTTTAATAATTATCATATTTTTTTTACATTATACTATAAATATACGGAAAAAAGTCATTTTTGACAAATTTCATTTTTAGACTTACATTTATGAAAAAATAAACATGAAAGACATGATTAATGAAAAAAGGAAAAACATCAAAACTAAACATTTTTGATGATGCAAAATGTTACTACGGTACAGTAGACTCAAAAAATTTCAAATCTATATACGTAGTATTACAAACATGGATAGAACCAATCACATTAGATGAAAATTGGAATAGGCTCGTAGGGGAGATAAAAAGACAAATTCAACATACATTATTAGAAATAGTAGATATTCAAACGTTTGAAAGAAAACAAATAGTAGACTTAGATTTAAGAACAAGTGGGATACAAAAAAACAAGAAAAGCTTTATGAATTTAGAAATAACTTTATACGTTCATAATAATTTATTTGATTTCAAATCACCAGTTTTAAGAGATAAAATTAAAAAGATTCTTAATGGTGTCTACTCAGATGACCTTAAAAATAATAAACATTTTACTCTTAGCAAAACAAAAACTGAAGAATTCAAAGAAAGCTAATATTTATCTCTAAAAGAACTTATGAAAATTTTAGGACCTAGCGATACGGGTAAAGGTATATTAGTTGAGTGGGATGCAGGGATAATTAACCCTAACGAACCACGTAATCAAAGTATTATACGTGAATCTTACGGACAATTAGAACATTCTAAACCATTTGAATTTTATGCAACACTTCAAAAATGGGGGGTTCCAAATAGAAACGGGAGAGTATATCCTGAAAAGATATTAAGAAGAGAATCAGAAAAATATCAAGACGCCATTAAACGTGGCATGTCTATTTCAGAATTAAATCACCCTGAGTCTTCTTTAATTGACCTTGATAGAGTGTCTCACCTTATTACAGAGATGTGGTGGGAAGGTAACGTATTGATGGGTAAGATTAAACTATTAACTACACCTGGTTTTCATGAAAGAGGTATAGTATCATCTAAAGGTGATGTTGCTGCTAACATGATGAGACAGGGTGTCACTATGGGGGTATCTTCTCGTGGTGTTGGTTCATTAGTAAAAAAGGGTGACCAAAACGAGGTTCAAGATGATTTTGAATTAATTTGTTTTGACCTTGTATCATCACCATCCACACCTGGAGCATATCTTTACTTAAACAAAGAAGATAGACCAAGATATGAAGAAAAATTATCAGAACATGATAATAATATACAAATTAGTAGTAGTGCTCTTGGTGGTATGGATAAATCTGTTGACTTAATGAAAAGATTAACCGATTATTTAGGTAAATAAAAAATTAAGTTATGGACGAAAAATATTTTGTAGCAAAAATCACAACTGATATGGTTGATGATAACACAGGAAAAATTAAAAAAATGAGAGAAGAAAAACTTGTGAGAGGTTTTTCACCTACAGATGTAGAGGCAAAAGTTACTAAAGTTTATGAAACTTATTCGATGGATTGGAGAATCACCGCAATCGTTGAAAGTAAAATTGATGAGGTAATTGAATAATTTTTTTTAAAATTTTTTTAGAAGGGACTTATGGTCCCTTTTTTTATGCTCTTAATTTTTTTGGGGTAAAATATATAATATAATAATTTTTTTCAAAGTATGATATATTTATCTAATAAAATAAACGCAAAAATTATTGCTTAAAAACGAAATGAGTTTAGAAAAAAACGAAAATTTAGTAGAGAAGGCTTTATTACAAATGAAGACAATCGAGGAAGCTATAAGTGAAAATGCAAAAGGAATACTTGCTTCTACTATGAAGGAAGAAATCAGTGAACTAGTAAAAGAGTCATTGTTTGGCTCAAAATCTAAATCATCTTTACACGAACAAGAAGAAGAAGGCGACGAAGAAGAAGTAAGCGCAGACGATGAAATTAACGTTGACGATGTTAACGTTTCAGACGACGGTGTTGAGATGGGTGACGTTGAAGCTCAGGTAGGTCCTGAAGGTGGTGAATTAGATATCACTATGATGGGTGCTGGGGCTGAAACTGATAATGAAGACGAATTACCACCTCTTGATATGACGGGAGCAAACCCTGGCGAAGTATTGAAAGTGTTTAAGGCGATGGGTGATGAAGATGGAATTATCGTTGTTAAAGATGATAATAAAATCCACCTTACTGATAATAACACTGATACTGAATATTTTATCGATTTAGGTGATGATTCAGAAATGTCTATGGAAGAACCTATGGAAAATATGAATGAGAGTGTGATTTATGAATTAGTCTTCGAAGAGGATGAAAAAATGGGTAAACACGAAATGGAAGAAGAGGATTATAACTTAGAGGAAGAATTAGATGAGGAACTTGACGAAACAATTTATGAATTGGAAGTTAGTGAGTCTATGAAACCTGTTGGAATCGGATTCGGAAAAATGAAAAATGGTTTATCTAAATCATCTGTTAACAACAAAGGTTTCGATGAAGATATGGAAAATGGTTTGAAATCAGAGAAAAAAGGAAAAGGTCCTAAATTCAACTACGGTAAAATTAAACATGGTGTTACTGAAAACTACATGGAAGAAGATTACATGGAAGAAGGATGGATGGATGAAGAAATGATTGATGATATGAAAACTGAATCTGACTACATGGAAGGAGACTACATGGAAGGCGACTACATG